TTGATTGCACATCATGGTGATAAAGAAACTGCTGCTGAGGAGCACCCGAAAATGTTTAAAGAATCATTCAATTGGAATGAGATTTCTGAAATGAATGATGAGCAGGTTGATGCATACATTGATTCATTAGACGAATCTCAATTAGACGCGTTCGAATTAGAAATGAACGAAGCATCTAATGTCGATGGTAGTGCAGATCAACAGGATAAAGAACAAGCTAACTTTATCATGAAGCACCGGACTGGTCAAATAATCGATCGTCCAGATGCTGATAAGCCTAAGGATGATACTAAAGTGTCTCCGAAACGCCCTGGCGACAAAGCTGATGGTGACAAGAAACCAGTTAAAACTATGAAGGATATTCGAAAATGATCAATAAATATTTGCTAAGGGTTGGTACTGCAACACCTAACGGTATTGTGCATAAAGATACAGGTGAAATGCTCAAGCGTCGACGCATGACTACAGATATGCTGAATGAATTCATTAGTGCGCAAGGAGCAATGCCAGTAACTGCTGCAGCTCCAGTAACTGCTGCTCCTTCACCAGCATTCGCAGATGGTCCCGAGCCCGTGGCTGAAGTCGAGTCCGATCTGGATTCAATGACTAAGGTTGAATTAGAAGACCTTGGCCGTGACCATGGTATTGAGCTTGATCGCCGTGAAAAGAAATCTTCATTGATTAATGTTCTAAAGTACCTCGTAAAATAATAATATAAATAGTCTTATAGTAATTAATTAATGTAGGACTATTTGATGCAACTCTTTGATGAACTGAATAATGATAACTTTCTGTTGTATGCTTCGAAGTATTATAACAATAAACAATGTACCGAAGTAGAAGAGTTCTACGAGGACTTAAATCGTTTTAAATATCTGAAACGATTGCTACGGAGATATGAGACAAATGGGGAACTGCAAGAACGATTGATATTAAATCACCTTATAGTACTCTTTAATGTATTTGGTATTGTTAATGCCAAGAGGATGACATTCTTTAAGACAGATGTATCTTCGTTATCTACACTAAAGACGTTCCTTGTTTATTTGAATTATTTAAAAGAAGACGAATATGTGGAAATCCCTTTGGATCCTCATATAATTAAAGTGTTAAGGAATCTATAATGGCATTAGTATCACGTGCAGCAGACCTTTATTACACGTATCGCTTTATCAAGGTGTTAACCACACCTTGGGAAGACACCGAGGCGTATGAACTAGGTCTTATAGATGACAATGGGAAAAGCCTTAGAAAGGCTAGAACCTCCGACGAAAAGGATGCTTACACAATCTTTTTTCGCCTTGCGTTCAATTTTAAGAGAATACTAGAGAAGTTGCCGTTTGGTAAATCTCGAATATCATCATATGCTGCAGCGCTATTCTTACTGCGTGAAGCAACTGGAATGAGCGAAGAAAAGCTTAAAGATATCCTATCAAGAATGGATATAGATTTTAGTCAAGATATCGAAGAAAGTTTCTTTGTTATTAATGAACAGCTACAACCCGGCGTATACATATTACATCAAGACATTTTATCACCAAAAACTGCTGAGACTATTGCTAAAACAGGTACAAAGGTATCCGTCGCTGAAGGCACATCCGCAGTCGGCAGTATGTTCAATGCTGCGATTTATGAGGTGCGACACTTGGCAACAAAACAAATGGTCTACGTGACCGCAGGAGATTTATACCGATGAAACCTAGTAAACATGTTCAAAAAAACCCTGACACTGGTAAGTTTTGTGTCTATAACCTTAAAGGTAAAAAAGTTGCAGAATTTGATTCAGAGGACAAGGCCGTTGCATACGCCACCAAGAATCATGATTCTCTAATGAAAGAAGACGCACCGGCGAATGCGACTGGCCCTGGTGTTGATATGACTCCAGGCAAAAAAGCTAACATGAATAAGAAACCTCTAAAGCGTTTTAGAGAGTTTGCTGAGGGGTAATAATGTTTTCAACATTAAAACTTGCAATGATTGTTATCATCTGTGGTGCTTTGGCATCAGGCGGATTGTATGTTAAAAAGATGCGAGATGATTTAGAAATTGCTAGAGCCAACGTTGCACGAATGGAAGTAGCTGTACAGACCAGCGAAGCTTCCCTTGCTCTTGAAAGATCCGAAACTACGAGATTAAATGAGCTTAATTCGCAACTAGGTGAGAACCTTCAGCGAGCTGAGCTATATGGTGATGAGTTAAGAAACACATTACAAAAACATAATTTAACTCACTTGGCCAATAAAAAACCTGGTCTGATTGAAAAGAGGATGCAAAATGCGACTGATAAACTTTGGGACGATCTTTCTAGTATCACTGTCCCTGATGGGGTGCAGCACGATGTTCCCGGAGCCAAAGATAGTAACAGTAACTAATACTATTAAAACTGTAATACCTACAGTTAATCGACCTAAACAAGTACAACTAAACGATATTAAAATCTATGTCGTGTCAGCTGATAATTTCGAAGAATTTAAAAAGGAATTTGAAGCTAAAAACGGACCTGATGCGTATATCGCCATTTCTATAAAAGACTATGAGAACTTGTCTCTAAACTTCGCCGAGCTGCGAAGGTATATAGAGCAGCAAAAAGAGATCATCGTATATTATGAGAATGCTGTAGTACCAGTGTTTGAAGAACCCACCGAATAAATTTAAAATAAATCGAAAAAACTTGTGTACATTTATGTGCATATGGTGTATAATAGTCCTATATTGAATGAGCGGAGAAGCCGATGAATAATCAAATTAACGTCACAAAGCGTGACGGAAGAACTCAGCCGTTTGATCTCGAGAAAGTACATAGGGTACTGGAATGGGCTACCGATAATATCGCTGCTGTTTCAATCTCTGAGATCGAGCTACGAGCAAACATACAGTTGTATGATAAGATACCTGCGTACGATATCCATGAACTATTAATCAAATCTGCTGCTGAGTTGATTTCAGAAGCAACACCTAATTATCAATATGTTGCTGCAAGGTTAGTTAACTATAAGATCCGTAAGGATGTATATGGTTCAGAGACACCTTGGCCTTTGACTAAGTTAGTAATTCAAAACGTATCCACCGGCGTATACGATGGCGCCATCATGGAGAACTATAGCAAATCTGAATTAGATCAGCTTGATGCATATATTAAACATGATCGTGATGACGATTTCACATACGCTGGTATGGAACAATTCCGTGGCAAATACCTTGTACAAGACCGTAGGACTAAGACTGTATTTGAATCTCCTCAAGTGTTGTACATGTTAATTGCCGCTACTTTATTTTCCGACTATCCAAAGGAGACACGTTTAAAATGGGTAAAGGATTACTACGATGATATATCTACGTTCAGGACCTCTCTACCAACGCCTATTATGGCTGGTGTACGCACTGCTACGAGACAGTTCAGCTCGTGTGTACTCATTGACGCAGACGATACGCTTGAAAGTATTAATGCCACAGCAACATCGGTTGTTCGTTATATTTCTAAAAAAGCTGGTATCGGCATTAACGCTGGTAGAATCCGTGCTGTCGACAGCCGCGTCGGTGATGGTTCGATTGTACATACAGGCCTCATCCCGTTCTTAAAGTATTTTTCTTCAGCAGTTAAGTCATGTTCACAAGGCGGTGTTCGTGGTGGTGCAGCCACAGTATATCTTCCTATTTGGCACCTAGAGTTTGAAGACCTTGTAGTTCTAAAGAATAACAAAGGTACAGAAGAGAATCGTGTACGTCAAATGGATTACGCGTTTCAGTTTAACAAATTAATGTATGAACGCCTATTGACTGGTGGCAATATCACACTATTCTCACCTGCAGATGTTCCTGGCCTATACGAAGCATTCTTTAAAGATCAAGATAAATTTCGTGAGTTGTATGAAACTGCTGAACGCAATACACGGTTACGTAAGAAGACATTGAAAGCAATGGATGTGTTCTCACAATTCGTAACTGAGCGGAAGGATACTGGTCGTATTTACTTGATGAATGTAGATCACGCTAATGACCATGGTTCTTTTAAGCCAGAGTTTGCTGCAATCTATCAGTCAAATCTATGTACAGAGATCAACTTACCAACTAAACCTTTGCAAGACGCAAATGATCCTGATGGTGAGATTGCGCTATGTACATTGACTGCTATCAATTGGGGACTAATTAATGATCCTAAAGATTTTGAAAAGCCTTGTACTCTTGCAGTACGTGCATTAGATGCATTACTAGATTATCAAGAATATCCTGTCCCTGCTGCTGAAGTTTCTACAATGAATCGTAGACCACTTGGTGTCGGTATAATCAACTTGGCATACTTTCTTGCGAAGCGTGGTTTAACATATGGTACTCCTGAATCGTTATTGGTTATCGATGAATACGCAGAAGCTTGGTCGTACTATTTGATTAAAGCATCCCTCGAGCTTGCAAAAGAAAAAGGTGCATGTCCGTTATCGCATCACACTAAGTACGGCGATGGAATTCTTCCTATTGATACATATAAGAAAGACGTAGACACATTAGTGCCACACAAAGAACGCATGGAATGGAAACAGCTGCGTAAAGATCTAAAAGTGTATGGCATACGTAACTCTACTCTAATGGCGCTTATGCCAGCAGAAACATCTGCACAGATTAGTAACTCGACTAATGGTATTGAACCACCTCGTGCATTGATTTCGTATAAAGGTTCAAAGGATGGCGTAATGGCTCAGGTTGTTCCTGGCTATCATCATCTTAAAAATAAGTATGACCTACTATGGGATCAAAAAACTCCTGAAGGTTATTTAAAGGTATGTGCAGTATTACAAAAGTATGTCGATCAAGGTATATCTGTTAATACATCGTACAATCCTGAGCACTTTGACGAAGGTAAAGTACCTATGTCACAACTAATTAAAGATATTGTTACCTTCTATAAGTTTGGTGGTAAGCAATTATATTATAATAATACACATGACGGTGCTGGCGAAATGAGCACTGGAGACGATGTAGCTCTACAACAAGTAGACTACGATGAAGACGACTGCGATAGCTGCACAATATAGAAGGATAATTGACATGTCAGTGTTTGAAAAACAATCTAAATCCCATATGGATTCCCTTATGTTCTTTGACGGAGGAGTCGACATTGCTCGATATGACCAGGTACAAAACCCGGCTCTAGAAAAGATTACAGAAAAAATGTTAGGTTTCTATTGGAGACCTGAAGAAGTAGACGTATCGAAAGATCGCTCTGACTTCGCAAATCTTACAGACTTTGAAAAGCATATTTTCACATCGAACCTTAAACGTCAAATCCTATTGGACTCTGTTCAAGGACGTGGACCAACTGAGACATTCATGTCTGCTGCTTCTGTTCCTGAAATTGAGCCGATGGTTATGGCATGGGCTTTCTTTGAAACTATCCACTCCCGGTCGTACACGCACATCATCCGTAATGTCTATGCTAATCCATCAAAGGTATTTGATGAGATGCTTGATATCGAAGAGATAGTAGATTGCGCAACAGATATCTCAGGCTACTATGATTCGTTTATTGAATATCAGAAATGGTATGATCTATTGGGTGAAGGCAAGCACAAGGTTAATGGTAAGACTATTGTCATTACAAAGTATGAAATGAAGAAACGTTTGTGGATTGCATTAAACTCTATTAACATTCTTGAAGGCGTTAGGTTCTATGTGTCATTCGCATGTTCATGGGCATTTGCTGAATTGAAGAAGATGGAAGGCAACGCAAAGATCATTAAGTTCATTGCGCGAGATGAGAATACACACCTAGCTGCTTCACAGACAATCATTAAAGCTCTTCCTAAAGAAGATCCTGACTTCCTAAAGATTCGTGAAGAATGTGCAGAAGAAGTTAGTGGTATGTTTGTTGCTGCTGTTGATCAAGAAAAGCAATGGGCTGATTACTTGTTCAAAGACGGTTCTATGATCGGTTTAAACTCTAGGCTACTATCTGACTACATTGAATGGATTGCAAACAAGCGTATGAAGACTCTTGGTGTTGCAAGTCCATACAATACACCTCAGGCTAATCCATTACCATGGACTGAGAAGTGGATCGGTGGAGGTAACGTACAAGTTGCACCACAAGAAACAGAAATCAGTTCTTATGTCATTGGTGGAGTTAAGCAAGACATGGATGAGAATACTTTTGACGGCATGTCATTATGATTGTCATATACAGCAGAGATGATTGTGCGTATTGCGCTCGGGCAATCAGACTTGCTGAAAAGAAAAATGTAAAACACAAAGTACTTAAAATTGGCACTGAAGAAATATCATTAAATGAGTTTCAACAGATGTTTCCTAATGCAAGTACTGTACCTCAGATCGTTAATGTCGAGGATAATGGGAACGAATATATAGGTGGATACGCAGAGTTTGATCACTGGGTATTATCTAAGGCACTAGGAGGAATAACACTATGATAGAATGCTACCATTGTGGAGTACAATTTAAAGTTAAATTTGATGATCCAGACGCAGAGATAAGATTCTGCCCATCATGTGGAGTTGACACAGATCCAAAAGCTGCAGTTCCGCAACTAGAATTTGAGTTTGACGACGACGAATAAATAGACCAAAGGTTAATAGGTTTATTTATGAAAAATTGGAAGTATCGCGCAGAAACATTTACAACAGATATGATCGGTGACTATGAAGGATTCGTCTACATAGTCACTGACCTATCTAATGGAATGAAATACATTGGTAAGAAGAACTTCCATTCAAGAGTTAAGCTTAAACCTCTAAAAGGTCAAAAGCGTAAACGCACTAAAATATCAGAATCAGACTGGCAGTCATATCACGGCAGTTCCGAAGAAGTTAAAATGCTTTTAGAAGAACATGGCTATGAACGATTCGATCGTGATATACTACATCTCTGTATGGGAAAGGGTGAAATGTCTTACCTTGAGATGAGGGAACAAATGGTACGTGATGTACTATTAAAACCTGATGAATATTACAACGCCTTTGTAGGTGGAAAAATACATCGAAATCACGTAAAAAACTTGTGTACATCCTCAAAGAAATAGTGTATAATAGTACCATGAGTAAAGATAATATCATACAATTTCCATATGGCGAGATTCGCAATCCTATCCTGGATCCTAATCCTAACGATAAGATGGATATCGCAGGGGAATGCGTTCAAGAGATCTTGATGACTTTATCCGAATACGGTTATTGTGCTAAAGATGATAAAGTATTCCATAAAGACATGGGATGTTTATTAAACATGATATATGCAATGCTTGCAAGGAACGATCATCCGGATTATCCGTTTGTCGAAATACTTGATGTTATACACGAAATGATAATGGAAACTAAAAATGATCATAATTGACTTTAACGGAATCGCAATGGGTAACATCATTGTTAATTCTAACCACGGTGAACTTAACGAAGATACTATCCGTCACATGATACTGAATTCTATTCGTATGCATGTTAAGAAACATAAGGCTCAGTATGGCCAAGTTGTTATTGCTTGTGATGGAGGATCATGGAGACGTGATGTATTCCCACAATATAAATGGTCTCGTCGTAATAACCGTAAAGAATCAAAGTTAGATTTCGATATGATCTTTACTACTCTCAATAAAGTACGTGAAGAGATCTCTGCAAATATGCCATACAAATTAGTGTATATTCGTAATGTAGAGGCTGATGATATTATCGGTACTCTTGTTGAGCAAACCCAAGAGTTCGGTCAGATGGAAGATGTAATGATTATCTCCGCTGATAAGGACTTTATCCAACTTCAGAAGCATGGCAATGTGAAGCAATATTCACCTATGACAAAGAAGTTTATTAGCGATCCAAATCCACGCAGTTATTTGTTTGAGCATATACTTAAAGGCGATAGCTCAGACGGTATTCCTAATGTTCTCAGCAGTGATGACACCTTTGTTGAAGGTATCCGTCAATCACCTATGACTAAGAAGAAGATACAATCATATGTGGATAATGCAGAAGAACTAGAAAGGTTTATGGGTCAAGAAACATACCGCAATTATAAACGCAACCAGTTATTAGTTGATTTGGAATACGTTCCAGAAGCTATCAAAAAAGATATTATAGATACATATGACTCTGCTAAAGTACAGCCTAGGATGAAGATCCTCAACTACTTTATAAAGAATCGTTGTAAACTATTAATTGAATGCATTGAGGATTTTTAATGATAAATGAAAATATTACCCGGTGGACTCTAAAAGAAGTTTTAGATAAAGTATCCGCTACTGCTACACGTGAAGAAAAAGCTAAAGTATTAAAGCATTACGATACACCGCATCTACGGTATTTCTTAAAGGGAGCATTCGACGACACTATTGATTGGCTTGTACCTAAAGGAACTCCGCCATATAAACCGAACACTCCAAAAGAATGTGATCATGTACGCAATTATATTAAGAAGTACTTTAAATACTTTGTTAAGGGTGGACCGGCTGTTAAGGAACAAAAGCGCGAACAAATGTTTATTCGTATGCTTGAAGCTGTTGATCCAGAGGATGCTAAGCTTCTCTGTATGTGTAAGGATAAAGAGCTCGCTGGTAAATTCAAAGGACTAACAAAAAAATTAGTAGTAGAGACATTTAGTGGACTAATCAAGAGCTAAAATTATATAAATACTTGTATGAAAAATAAAAAAGTTTTCATGATATAATCTTTAAGGGCCTCCCATTTATGGGAAGGTCCTTTTTTTATTTTGTTCCAGGAAAAAGGAGGCATCGCATCTTAGCCCGTCGTAAACAATCAACGTATAGGAAAGATCCAATGTTATATGGTCCACCGATAGAACGTCTTAAGAAGGACTCAAATGAATTAAAGCACTATATCAAGCGCTTAGAAAAAGAAGGAAACAACGTCCTGGCATTTAAGCTTCAGAAGAAGCAAGCATACCTTTCATCACGAATTGAAGATATGCACGAAGTAACTTCACAAAGACTAATTCGACAACAAAATTAACTGTGTACATTGTCCTCGTTTTGTGGTATAATATATACAATAAAGCGAGGACTCTACACGCTTTCGAAAAATAAGGATAAAGAAATATGAACATGAACCCGATATTAGAAAATTTAATCAACATTTCGATGTTGGGGATTACCGCACTGGCAAGTGTTGGCTTTCTTTTTTTGCTTATCTCAATAATAGTATTTCTGACTAAACGGCTTTTAAGCATTTGGGGATTAGTGTTTCTTGCAATACTAGGAGC